AATCGAACGCGAAGCAACAGTTTTCACCATCCACCGCGCACTCCCCCGGTCAAGACCATACGACCTGTCTTGCCCTGGCCTATCCGTAACAGTCGTGCAGGATTGATGCGGCCCCACGCCTGCAACTCTGGCGATAGCATCGACAAGTTCGCGCACCGGCAACCGATCTGGACCCCAGATGTTGACAGTGATTACGTTTTCTGGCGAAATCGGAGGCAAAAGCAGCATCTTCCCCACTTCAATCAGGGTTTCCGCAAATTCTGTAACGTGAACCCACTGTCGAACCTGCGAGCCGCCCCCATGGAGGGGCACCGACTCACCATTTGCCAGCCGTTTACAGGCAATTGGGACCAGCTTCTCTGGGAATTGTCCGAATCCCCACGCATTGCACCCCCTGGTGATGGCCGCATTGAGGCCAAATGACCTCGCAACAGCCCTCACTGCCATCTCTCCAGCCGCTTTCCCGGCGCTGTAAGGAGACGATGGGTTCAGTGGGGCGTCTGTAGGGGCTCCCAAGCGATCATATTTTGTCCCGTGAAGGTCGCCATACACCTCATCAGTGGAGCAATACACCAGCGGGACTCCGGCTCTCGCGCACAATTGCGCCACGTTCTGCGTCCCAACCGCATTTACGAACATAGAAAGCCCCGGCTCCTCCAGGGATCGGTCTACATGCGACTCTGCCGCCAAGTGAAACACCAAGTCAGGCTGAATCCCATCAAACAGGAGAGCCATCTCCTGGTAGTCGCAGACATCGCAGCGAACAACGTTGCGTTGGCCAATCAAATCCACCACAAGGCGCCACTTCGTTGCCGCATAGGTACGCTTGTCTACAACGAACACCTCTGACTCAGGGCCGAAATCCTGATTTGAGACAAGGGATTGAACAAGGTGATGCCCAATGAACCCAGCGCCGCCTGTGACGAGAATACGCACTACTTCTTACTCTTCTTCGCAGCGGGCTTCTTCTTCGCAGCGGGCTTCTTCTTAGCTTTCTTCTTCGGGGCGTCTGCGCTGGAGAATCCGGCCCCCTTCAGCGCCTTCTCAGCGGCAGCATTTGACGCCACGCACTCCCACTGGCCGTTGTTGAGCACCGCATAAATGGTGGAATCTCCAACAGAAACGCTGCCATCGAAATCACTTGAAGGGGATCTGGTAAAAATCATTTCTTGGCAGCCTTCTTCTTTGGGGCAGCCTTCTTCGCTGCTGGCTTCTTGGGGGTCGGCGCAGGGGCGGCCTTTTTCTCCGGCTCAGGATCCCTTTCCACCACAATCACATCCACCGCAGGTGCCGGGGCAGTCTTGGTAGGCTGCGCCATTGGGCTCTCTGGCGTCACGAACCCATTGCTGAGTAGAGTGGCGACAACATCTGCGTCTCCATCCTCTGCCGAATACTCCCATCGGCCATTCTGGAGCGTTGCCATGATGAGCCGCTTTCCAACTCTGACCTCACCAATAAAATCTGAACTACACTTTCTAACCAAAACCATAATTATGACCTCGCAAATGCTCTGACGTATCTTGCCAGAATTGTAGCAACCGCGTCCGGCATCCCGGTAGTTGATCGCTTGTATTGATAGCGCCCCGATTTCTCAAACGTGAGTCCAACATTCCGGGTCGCATTGAAATGGAAGGCGCACAGAACAACTGCCGCGTTTTTTAGATCCGTCTGGATCTCCGGGTTTACTCCCGCTGTATAGGTGACCTCGACTTTCTGTCGTCCGTCGTTGAAGAATGAGCCTGATGTGGTGAGCCTGATGGCCCCAACTTCGCCGTCAACGTAGTATTGGTCAGCAGCAAGCAAGCTGCCGTTGTTCGTTACTGCCGCCACACTGGAAACAGGGAACTCGCGCAGCATGACGGTGTTGATGTAGTTTCCGCCAATGTCGTACTTCTCGTTGTACGTGTTTACGGTGAGGGAGGCGGCACCGCAGTACGCATTTATCTCCATCTCGGAAAGAGGAATCAACTCCAACTCGATCAAGTCGTCGTGCATCGTGACCCCAGTTGGGATCCCGAGAAACCGTTTGACCTTCGCCGTATTGATGTAGCTGGACATTACGTCGCTTTGTAAGTTGTGTACTTCCCTATGCCGCTCTTCTGGACGGACCCCCGATCCAAAAGAAGCCGAACGGTCGGAAGCCAGTCGTCCTCGGAAACGCCTGATTGAGCAAGCGCGTCCCTCTTCCCAATTCCGTTTGATTGGGAAATGATCGCCAGCAGGTTCGTCTCGTCCTTCGACAACTCTGCTACATCTTCTACAAGCGCCTCAACCACGGCCCCGTTCTTCAGTTCCTCCATGAATTGGGGAGTCACATCAGCCCACCCTGGAAGTCCTGAAAGCATGTAGCTTTTGGATACCTCTCCAATCACAAACATGGTGTGCGTGGTGCGGTCATCGAACCTGCAATAGATCGCCCGGCTCTCCACCACCTCATCATACGAAGATGCAACGATTGCGTTGTGCGCCCCCACGTCTCCTTGGTAGCGAAGAACGAAATTGAACGCATTGAGCGGTGGGATATCAGCGGAAATTGCCATTTAGTACCTCCAGTACCTTTATATCATGCCAAAAAATGAGGGGCGACCGAAGCCGCCCCCCAAGACCGTTACCCAGATGGAGCGGGATCAGGTTGTAATGATTCCGATGACTGCCGACGAACCCATCGGGTTGCCTACAACAGCCGCGCCATCCCAGAAGATGTCGAACGCTTCGTACTGCGAGGTGTCCCGTGCAAGGGGCATCACAGTAGTCGGAGTCAACTCCTCGATCCAGTTCAGTCGCTTGTTCATGACCAGGATGTTCGTGGATGAACCACCCGTCTCAGTGAGCAGGGTAGCGTTTCCAGCCATGCCACTCGTGGTGTAGCTGAACGTGTCCACCATGTTCGTATCAGGAATGATGGGGATTCCATCATAGGTACGAACACGGAACCCGGCAGCGATCTCAACGGTGTCGTTGAAAACCTGACGATTGGTCAAGGCAGCGTTGATGGCGCGAATACCGGCATAGGAACTCGTCATGATCATGTCGTTCCGGTTTGCGGAACCCTTGACCAGATCGATTGCCTTGTCGAGATTCTTCAACGTGAGCGTGGTGCCCAACGTGGTAGAACCCGCGCCACCCAGTGCGTAGCCGTTACTGATCACCTGCGAACCGCTGTCGTAGGTGATGCAAGCAGAGAGGAAGCCCTGCGTCGAGAAGGTCTCAACCGACGTACCGCCGACAAAATAGCCGGATGGATCGCCTCGCAACAGCCCGCCATCGAGCCGCTCGTTGAAATCTTCAAGCCGCTTGGTCATCTCCTCAGCCAGGATGTCGATGTACGAACGACCCGTAGCGCGGATCTTCCGAGTCACCTGCGCCTGAGCGAGCATGCTGCGGTACGTGAACGTCTCTTGGGAGTATGTACCCGGAGTGTCCGTCAATACCGCCGTATCCTCTGCCCACGTTCCAGCCGTAGCAGCAGTGCGACGGTTGATAATCGCCTGCTGGCCCTGGCCGGGGCGTGTATCCATGACCCCAAGAATACCGTAATGGCGCAGCGAAAGCTGCTGCACAATTCGGTTGGTGAGGTTCTGGACGAGCATGCTACCAGCAGTGCCCTCGTCTATCGCCCTGGTGAACGCTTCGCGCCTCTGTGGGTCCAAGCCTGCCCACATAGAATGGTTACTGAAATCAGCCATGATGTACCTCCAGCCGCTTACGAGAAGTCGGGGTTGTGAATGATTCCGTCAACAGACGCAGCCATGTAGATAGCGCGAAGGGCTTCTTGCAGATCGTTACGGTCAGGCTGCTTGTCCTTACCGTGAATCCGCTTGTCCCAATAGATCACACTCTCGAAGTCTCTTGCCACAGTTGCCAGCGCAGATGCGCCACCGTCTGCTTGCTCTTCAAGAATGGAAAGAACGCGAGCGTCAGGATGCTTGTCAGCAATCCGAACTTCGTCGCGGAAGCGAGTAGAAGCGCGGCGGTGCGGCTTCGCAGCCATGCGAGAAACCTTCTTCTCCATTGCGGCCAAACGCTCACGAAGCTGAACCTTCTCAGGATCTTCCTCGGCCACTGGGGCAGCAGCCTCAACCTTCTGCTCGGAAACGAGAGAAGCCAGCTTCTCCATGCTTCGCGTAAGAGCGTCAAGCTGAGACTCAGGCTCAGGTGTTGGTGCCTGTGTAGAACCCATCAGGGCCTCCACAGAGCGGGTCAAAGCATCCACCTTATCGTTGAGAGCAGAAAAGACTGCCTCTTCGGTCGTGGAGGCACTTTCGGTGCTGTCGTTCTCGATGCTCATCAGCGAGTCCTCGGGTGAATGGGCCTTATGACCCGTTGAAGAAGTTTCAGCACGGTCAGTGCTTTTGTAGTTATCTGATTTGTGGAACTTGATGGTAACAGAATCGTCTGTTTCTTCAATCTTTTCGATGTGCCGTCCAGATTTCGGCCTTGAAAGCTCAACGCCGCCCATCTCGTCTTCGCCAGTCAGCGTAGCAACGCCGTCTGGATTCGCGTCCTCTGCAAGCAGCGCGTCTTGGTACTCTCCCTGGCTCTTGCACGGCATGAATCTGCCGCCTTCAGTTTCGTGTGCGAAAAGCCCACAGCCAAGGGCTTCCCCCCGGATCTTCGCGGGGCCTTCATCAGCGAACTCGTCTGTCACTTCGCTGGTCGGGTCAACCGGGGAGTCTGTGCCGTCGCCCGGTTGGGGCTCATTGCCTGGAGGCTCTTCGTAGACCGGCTCGGCCCTTTCCGATTTGAACTCTGGCGGCTCTTTGTCAGCCTTCTTGTAGTATTGGGAGAGGTGCGCGTGCGCCTTCTTGCGCTCGTCATCGCCAATATCAACACCACCGCGAGCCCCGTTGACCGCAGCCATCGCAGCAACAACTCCGTTCCAAATCGCCATCAACTTGTCATCGACCATTCTGGCGATTGGCAGCTTGTAGGCACCCTTGTTGTCCTCGGGCTTGTCGGAGTCGTAGTAAATGTGCGCGTCCCTGTACCGCTTCCAGTTGTCGCCGGAATCGCCAAGGATTTCGTCGCGGGCTGTCGTGTCCCAATTCCAGTCTCGGTCGTATTCGATGGCGAGGTCTTGGAATGGGATGATGGATCGGTTGGACTTCTCTTCGTCCTCCAAGTCCTCTTCATCATCCTTTTTGTCATCTTCAAGGTCTTCGATTTGGTCCTCATCATCTTTGATGGCACCCTCATCGTGATCTTCTTGCTCCTCTTCGTCTTCCTCAGCACGTTCCTTCTTCTCTTCCTCGTCAGCCATTTCTTCCTCCTCTCCTGCTGACTCGTCGATTTCATCCTTCGCGTCGTCAGCGGCTTCTTCGGGTTCGTCCTCTTCCTCATCTTCCTTCAGCCGCACATCCTTGGAGCGGAACGCGACGACAGCCTCCGAAGCCTTGCTGCGAACCCCCTCCAGCCAGGAGTCAGGGTTGCTCGGCTTCCGGGTGACAGCCAGGTGGTCAAGTTCGACATCTTCGATAATGACTCTCTCGACCTTCTCATCATCTTCATCATAGATAACGCGCATGTCAGTAAACCAGCCTCCGATTGACCACCCAATCGTGTCTCCACGGTTGATGCGGTTTACGAGCAACTTTCCTTTTTCGGTATCCGTGTAGACGACCGAATGAACGCGGGCGATATACTGCGGCTCGCCAACAGCTTCCATCCCAGGCGCGGGGTTGACGACTGTGCTTTGCTCAATCTCAGCATCCACCGTCCGACCAATCATCTGGTCCCACTCGTCATCCATGTGACTTGGAACATGAGAGACGCCGCGCTTGAATTGAACGACCATCCGCTGAAGTGCTTGCAGCGACATCTCTGTGCCGTGCCAGTCTACGGATGTGCTGCTTGCGATACCCAGAACAAGAACCTCGTTCTCTTGGGCCTTGTACCCATGGTACTCGGTGGGAGCATCTTCGGTGTGCTCTCGCTCTTCCTGGCTCTTTAGGCGCAGTGAAGTGGCTACATCCAATTGGATGGGGACGCGGCATCGGACGCTACAAACGAGTCGGCCACCCTCGCGGGTTGGCGTTCCCGTGACTTCAGCGTCACGACCGAGAAGATCGGTGATTTCAGACATTGACAACCTCCGTAGTGGAGCAGCACCTACATGCGCCTCTCGGGGGCGTCGTGGTGATGCTATCAGATTTGATCATGACTCACAACTAACAAACTTATTCAAGGATTGTATCTTCGGGCATCTCATCTTCCCCGGGCGGCTCTGCTGGTGGCCCCTCATCTTCCACCTCTTCCGCAGTATCATCCTTCACATAATCTTCGTTTCCAGGCGAGGCGCCGCTAAGGGCGTCCAAGAATCGAGACAGATCCTCGATGGGGACGGGTCCGTAGCCGGGGGTGTCGGTTCTCACCACATCGCCGCCAATCACAGGCATCATTCCAATTTCTGCGCGCACTTCATTGATCGTCATGACGCCTCGACGCATATAAACATCGTGGCGATTGGCGACCTTCAACTGCTCGTCAGGAGAATGGGTCTTGCTCCGATCAAAAACGAAAGTGATCTTATCTCTAAACTCTGGGGGGATGATCCGTGGGATGATCTCCGCGTTGAACTTCGCCTGGATGAGTTCAAGAATGGGGGTGATCAGGTGAGACGATGAAACGTCCATCTGAACCATCGCCGTCGCTCGCGGCATCTGGTCAGTGGCCCCCATCTCGACGGGCATCACCCCAAATACGCGCCAAACCATGCGGCGCATCGACTCTACCACCTCCAGCATGGTCAACTCTTTGGGCGTTTTCCGCAATTCCACCCATTTCGCGTCGATAGATCCCGGATTTGGGCTGGAAATGACCCGGATTTTGTGGTCTTTTCCCTTCAGGGCTTGCAGATCAGCCTTCGCCCGGTCGGCTGCAACCCCCCCAAGGCCCCCCAAAACGAGCAAACCGGGGGGAATTTCGTCGGCATCAAGCGACAACATCGCCAATTCGGACGACAAAAGGAGCGTAATCGCCTCATTTATGATGGTTTCCATCAGCGGAACGCCGATTGGAGAGCGAGAATTGGGGAAAAGTCTGAAGAATGAAAGCTGGTTGACCGTGAAATCGATCAGGGGATCTTCGGCATCCGCCTCGATTGGGCCTGCCATGTCGTAAGAGGTGCCCAAAATACGCTCTTGTTCCTGCCTGTACCCAACGATGTACCCCTGGTCATCCATGAAGGGGAGGAATTCAGACCCAAGCCACGGGATGACCTCCTTGATCTCGTAGTCCTCGTCAAGATCCGAATCTTCCGTGCCGACCAACTCAAGAACACCTGAGTCGTAAAGCAGGAGATCCGTGACCATCTGGGTCATCATCTCTTGCCACGTTTGCCGGTTCTCGTTTGGCATCTGGAGGAACTTCTTGGCTTCTGCCGCAACAACGGCTTGCCTTGCGTACTCCTCGCTGGATGGTTCTACGGTCGGCTCGACATTCCAATCCCATGTCGCCACCCGCCGCACAATCGCATCAATCGCTGCGCGAATATCAGGCGTTTTCATGTAGAGGGTGTAGTTCTGAAGAGGCGTCAGGTTCCGATCCGTCAGATACCAAGACTGAAGCGTTGTCCCAGACCGCTGCTTTACCGGGCTTCGGGTCAACGACTGAACGCGCCTCTTCCGATAGTCGTCTGCGGGGCTCGCCGCACCAGCCCAGAAGCGGCCTGGTTCGTATTTTTTGGTTGGCTTCAGCCTGACACTTGTCTCTGCCGCACCAAGGACTCTCATTTTTGGCTTCGCCATGACTACCTCACTCAAATGTAACTACCGCGAATTCCACTGAGCCGTCATCGTTTGTCTGAGAACGGGCAAACCCCCGCGATTCCACGACTGCCGCCAAGGTCTCCGCATCGGCACCACTAAGAGTCATCCCCTCCGCCCCACTCGTCACGGTGCAGTCTTGTGACGCCGCCAAAATGTCCTGGCGGAGTGAACGGATGTTGATTTGTCCTCGGATCATGGCTGGAGATTAGCACGTTTATCCATAATCCACGATGTCGTAGGTGCCGCCACCCTTCATCAGGTCGCCAGCAATGCGGTCATAGGCGTCAGCGAAGCGGTAATGGTCTGCCTTGCTGCCCTCTTCCCACACAAATCTGGTTCCAGCGGGGTTCAGAACCCTCTGGGACGCCCTCATTTGCTCCACAAACCCTTCCACAGCGTAAACATCCTGCGGAAAACGCCGCCTTGGTGGCTGTGCGCGGATGTCATCGAGGGTTGCATCAAGCAATTGAGTTCGATCTACGGTGCAAATTCGGTCATTCCAACGGAATTTACCCCCGTAAGACTCCCCACTCACCCGCTCTGTGGGGTGGAATTGCGCCAACCAGAGCGCCGTTTTCGTGTTTTGGACATAAAAATCGCGCAGTTCTTGCGCTTTGTGCGTCTCTGGTCGTGCGTCCATGACCGCAACATCGACGTGGAAACGAGAAAGGACAGTTTGTATTTCTTCAAACGTCTGCGTAGTGCCCACCCAAACAGCGCGACGTATGGCTTCACCATTCTCACCCCTCTCATGAACGCTCACGACTACATTCAGAACGGCACCAACGTCGATTCCAGCCGACACCATCAGTTCTTCGTACTTGTCGCCGCCTGAACCAGTGTCCATCTCGTAGTCGCCTGTGGATCTCTCCAGATCCTCCAGCCTCAGAGACGTGGACGCGCTCTCAAATCCAATCCCAAGCACTCCGTTGTAGAACGCTTGCAGCTTCGATGTGTCTCCCTGGCAGATCACCCACTCGTCCACCAATTCCAAGAGCGACTGAGAAAGCATATCGAGCCTGCTGATGTGGTATCCGCGCCGCTCAACGCCAGGGGCTTGTGCAACCCACTTGGACCCAGCGTAGTCTCGGGGGAAGAAGTCTTTGCAACTGACGCACTGGATTCGGATGTCGCCGTCACCTCGCTTCTGGTCTCTGGCTATCCAATTGCCGGCATCATTTCTCTGGACCACGCTGCCAAACCAGTCCAGCGCCTGCATGAACCCACACAGCGAGCACTTGAACATGAACTTACGCATGTCAGTTTCGTTGTATCGGGCGCAGATGCCGACCTTTGGTAGCCTGGGGTTTCCCACGCGGAATAGCTGGGGATAGGGCGACTCTCGAACACGGTCCCACGCCATGTCGAGGTTGCGCTGGTCACAGCGGTCGTACTCATCAATGATCAGAACGTCGGCAGAAAACTCAACAAAGTTATTTTCGGTATTTGAGCCAAGGAAGAGAATCGTTCCCCCTCCGAATTTCTTGATGCTCAGATTGTCAACGTGCTTGCCACCCTTGACTGCTTCCTTGTGCTTCGCTTTGTACGCTGGAACCGTGGCGATCAGTGGGTTGACCCGGTTCTGGACGAATCGGTTTCTCACCGCCCCTGACGGAAGAACGTAGGCTACGATCTTGTTTGCCCATCCGGCCCTCTCCAGCGCGAGGATGATGCCGCACTCAGTCTTCCCCGTCTGCACCGCAGACTGAATGTCCGCCCCACCGAGCGTTGGGAAGTCTTTGTAGAGTTCTACAAGGTAGACCCGATCAGCGAACCGCATCGGCGTTCCGCGAACGCTCATATGGTGGTTTCTGGCAATCCTGAGCATCGGATAGGCGTCAATCGCCAGAAGGGCCTGGCTCATCAGCGGCCACGCATGAGATTGATCATCTTCCGCACCCGGCTCCCCTCTGGGGTTCCATCAGCCGCCATCTGGTCGATTCCGGGGGTAACCCCAATGAATGTGCTGAAAATCCGGGTCATCAGCTTGGCTGTACGAGCATCAGCGTCGTCCTGGCCCGCTCGATATGCAGCATCCAGCGCCCCAACGAGCGCATTTCGCTCATCTTCGGATGCTTTCATCATCAACCCACCCATCGCTGGGTCGTCATACAGGCTGGCTTTCGCCGGAAGGTACGTCATAGCGGCTCTCTTTTGGTCACTATAACTCAACACCCGCAGCAGCATCCATCAGGGCAAGTCTCGATGCCGCAGTACCCGCACACATTCGGTGCAGGCTCATGGGGCTGCATGGGGAAACTCTCAGGCTCATCGACGGGGGCCGTCTTGGAAACCTCCTCCACCTTGCAGCCGCCATTGCGGAGAGCCCACAGGGTGTCAGTGGAGCCGTTGCCGCCAATCCTGACGTACCATGCCTTGTCTGCGGGCTTCCACGTTGCGCCAGCGATGTTCTTGATCGCGTGCCGGTTGCGGTAGGTGTTCCCGGTGATCTTGTAGGTCGGGGGGTTCATTTTCTCTCTCCTCTTGATACTTATAGTATAACCCCTGGAGGATTACGGTCAAGGGGAAATAGAAAAAAGTTTACTTTCCCTTTTCCCTCAAATACGCCATCTCAAACCCCCCGTACTCCACCACCCAAAGGTCTCCCAACAACGCTACCTCGGCGCTACAAGAAGGGATGGGATGCGTGGCGTTGGGCTGCTCCCGTCTTCCTTGGATAAATATCTCCCTCACGTTGGTTTCTTTCAGTAAACGCTCCGCAAAGACAGCGCCCTGGTCTATGTGGTTGAAAAATATCTCTGAAAGGCATCGCCTTGCAACGATAACTTCAATATCGTTCTTTATTAAAACGCTTATTAAGGGAGAGAAATTAGTCGCGTCGATCTTCATCTCCACGAGGTTTACGTCCACCCCGTAAGACCTTGCGTTTTGAAGGGATTTTCTATCAGCATCAACCCCGACTACAGTCTTTTTTAGCTCATCTTGTATTCTTTGCCCCAGCAGCCCTGTGCTACAGCAAATATCCAAGACATTACCCCCTCGGATATTGTCCTCGACCATCTTGAAGATCCTGTCGTGGATAGATGGATAATTTCCATTTACACACCACTCCTCCAGCCTTTCAATCGAATTAAATCTCATTCAGTCTCCCTGGCAAATCACCCACCCCTTGACCGTGCCGTGAAGGTGCTGGCCCTCGGGGAGGAAGGTGATGTCGCACCGCGTTCCCCACACACCACTCGGGCTCTTGGTGGGCTTCCGGCCAGTCACTTTGATCTTGCAGTAGGAATAACCGCCATGCCGGGAACCCAGGCAATGGGTTGCCGCCTCACAGCCGTCCCACGCCTTCGCCTCGTCGCTGGGGGTGTATACCCGGCGCCACTCGTCGTGTGAGTACCCGCCAGCTTCTGACGCCGTAAGGTGCCATGTCAGTCGAAGCCCGGCGTTCTTGAAGTCCGGGGTCTCTACGATGTCGAGGTTTGTGTCGGTGGTGTTCATTTTCTCTCTCCCTTTCTATACATATAGTATAACCCCTCGGGGATTACAGGCAAGAGGAAAGTTCAACTTTTTTCGTAAATAGCTATGTCGCTTTCGATTTCGTCACCCCACGCGCACCAGCCGCGCACCTTTTCCCTGGCGAACAACTCCACCTTGGACTGCTCAGGGAACATCTGCTCGATGCGGGTACGCACCTCGGCAGGCTTCATGGAGTGCTTTTGACGCATACTCGACACCAACTGACGCACGTTCCGCGCACCTCTCGGCTGGGGGATCTTCCCTCGCTTCCCAATCAGGCACAACTCGCACTGACTCATCGTGTAGAAGCCGGGGTTGACTCGCTGCTTGTCCCAGACAAAGCCCACGGTAGCCCACTTGAATCCCCACGCCTTCATCAACTCGATACCTTGGTCAAGGTGGGGGTTCGTCACCCACATGAAGAGAATCGCATTGGGCGCCGTTATCGACTGCACATCCATCTCCTTCAGGTCGCGCAGCCTCATCGTCTGGTAGTGGCTCGCTGAGGATCCGGTGTCACCCGTGCCGACCCCGCCGTGTTGCTTCTGGCCCTTGTAGTCCCACGGGGGGTCAGCGTAGATGATGTCGAATTTCATTTGCCTTGAACCTCGTCGTTCATTTCATAGTCCAGGGTGTCGCTCAGAACCTCCTTGTCTACCACTCGCACCAGTGGGATGACCTCTGCGCCCTCTGGCCCCCGCTTATGCTCCTTCACTCGGGTGTCTCTGAGCGCCACCCAATGACTGTGCATCGGTCCAGGCTTGTCCCTTGAAGACAGGCGCCTTGCGTCCTCAAATGTAAGCTCGTGCTCATTCAGGTAAACCCGATACCCGCGCTCAACCATTTCTTTCCGGTCCTCGATCTTCAACGGCTTTTGACCCCGGAGAATATACACCCGCTCGTGGGAACGCACCTTGACCCGGTGCTTCAATGTCCACGAAACGATACCCCCCTCGTTGTCCTGCCGCTTCCGCTTCGGCAGATCAGGCGGACCTCGCCGCATCTGCACGCGCTGGTATCTTCGATGTCGAATCTCAACCTGCTCCTCTGCCTTCAATTGCCGCTTTTTGCGTTTCTGTGTTGAGTTGAATTTCTTTTCCTGAACTACCCGGTGATCGTCAATCGCTTGCAGCAGTACCCGGATGGGGCTCGCCACCGTCGTGAGCGGGTACACCCAGCGCATTTCCGTCGCATTAGGGAACTGGCTGTTACCAGCGTCCCACGTCATTTGCCCGATGTATAGCGGCACCACCATTGGGATCCGCAGAAACTGCATGTCGCTGGGGCAGTGTTCCTTGCTGATCACGTACCCGTGAAAGAGCCCCCAAATCATCTGGGATCCCCTGGGCACATCATCGTCCCAATCGGGCTCTTTCCCAAATGCCCAGCGCCTTGACCCGTCGAGCAGGAACCCCCGCAGGTAGATGCAATCCAGCGGGACCAGGATCCCCTCTGGTGAGTAAGCTGATGTCGGACACCCGTGCTCAGTTACCATCCCACGCTGATTGTCAGCGCGCTGGTAGATGAGGCGCCCACCAACGCGCTCCCCGTCCTCAAGCCCTACAAAGGTCTGGGGGAACGGCAAGTGCTCTGGAAACCCGCTCTCGACGTTGTGGTTCCACAGGCGCCTCTTGTGGCGCTCCATTTCCTCTTCCGATGGCCTCGGGGTCTCGGCCCACACCTCCATGTCAGTAAAGCCGACCATGGGGAACGGGTGCTCGAAATCGTAGCTGAATTCCGACATCAATTCGATATGGTAGCGGTCGCTCGCCGCCTGATACCACCAAAACGGAAATGCAAATACCTCCGCATCTTTGAGCGTGTTTATAAATGCTTCTTTTCCGTAGTCCATCGCATCCGATCTCCCATCCCAGGTGAACATGGTCTGGTAGTCGTCTGGATCACCCGCCTGCGCGTCCTGGTTTGACTGGATGTGGCAGTTCAGCTTGTTCACGCGGAAGAAATCGAAGTACAAGTCCACCGAATCAAGAGCGTCCGCTTTCACCGCGTTCCATCGGGACTCTAAAAGCGGATCCTCAAACTTCGTGTAGTTGAGTGGGTTTTTAGTTCGCCCAGACCTCCGCAATGCGCTTCGCTTGCGCATCATCGCCTCATACTCGTCGCCGGTTCGGGGCCAAGGTGAATCTGGGCGGACCTGCGACCCGTCTTTAGACGATAGGCTCGCCTTGAGCCTCGCCTGCAACTCATCATTCCGCAGCGTTCCGATCAGCGCATCTGGGCTCAACTCCCCCATCATGTCGGCCAACTGGTCTGGCGAATACCCCTGCTTGAATGTCTCGTGGATTTGGCCTGGCGTGGAGTCCTCATCGTATAGA